ATGCTGACCGACGCGAAGTGTCGGAATGCACGGAAAGCCGAGAAGCCGCAGAAGCTCGCCGACGCGCACGGCTTATATCTCTTCGTTACGACCACCGGCTTCCGATCGTGGCGGATGAAGTATCGATTCGGCAACAAGGAGAAGCGGCTGACGTTTGGCGGCTATCCGGACGTGTCGCTCGAGGATGCGCGGGAAATGCGCAACGCGGCGCGGTTGCTGCTTCGGGCCGGGATCGATCCGGCGATCGAGCGGAAACAGCGGGAGGCGACGGTGACCGCCGAATCGCTTCGGTTGTTCGAACCGATAGCGCGCGCTTGGCACACAGCACAGACGCCGACCTGGTCCCCGCGCTACGCGGCGAAGGCGCTAGCGAGTATGGAGAAGGACATCTTCCCGGCGCTCGGCAAGGTGCCGATCGGCTCGATAACCGTGCCGATGGTGCTGAAGGCCCTGCGGGCGGTCGAGGAGCGCGCGGCGATCGAGACTGCCCACCGGCTGCGCCAGCACATGTCGGAGATCTTCCTTTACGCGATTGGCGCCGGTTTGACGGAGACCGACCCCGCGCACGTCGTGAAGCCTGCGCTGCTGCCTATGGTCAAGGGACGTCGACCAGCAGTGCGATTGGCGAGCGAGGCAACGGCGGTGCTGGCCAAGGTCGAGGCAATGGACGCCTTCCCAGCGACGAAGCTGGCTTCGCGGCTGCTGGCGCTGACGGCGGCTCGTCCTGGCGTCATACGAATGGCGGCGCCGCAAGAATTCGAGGGGCTCGATTCGACGTCACCGATCTGGCGGGTACCCGCGGAGAAGATGAAGTTGACGGTCGAGCGGAAGAACGACGCGGACTTCGAGTTCGTAATACCTCTGTCGTCGCAGGCGGTTCAGATCGTCCGCGTGGCGCTGCAGCGCTTCGGGAACGGGCCCCTGCTCTTCCCGAGCGTCAGCAGTCCGAAGAACCCTCTCAGCGACAATACGCTGTCGAAGCTATACCGGGATGCTGGTCAACGCGGCCGGCACGTTCCACACGGCTGGCGTGCGACGTTCTCGACCGTGATGAACGAGCTGGCAGCGGCCGAGGACCGAACCGGCGATCGCGCCGTGATCGATCTGATGCTGGCGCATCTTCCGGCCGGAATGTCCGCCTCGGAAGCTGCGTACAATCGAGCGATGTACATGCCACGTCGACGCGTCATCGCACAGGCGTGGGCCGACTTACTCGTTGTCGACCTTCAACCAGCTCAGCTGCTGGCGGAGCGCGCCGCGCCGTAGCAGGTGCGGCATGATGCGCGGCGGCGGAGGAGCCACAAGCGGTCAGGCTGTCCGTAACCTTATCCGCGGCACCAGCGCGCGATTCGCTGAGAAGGCACGCGGGGCCGATCATGGCGAAGGCCGTCGCGTACCGCGGCGCCACAGCTATGACGTCGACGATCTACGCGCCCAGCCGTGGAAGAAAGTCGGCGACGGATCGCACGCGCAGGGCGTGATTCATCGCGAGGCACTGATTCAGAGTGCGAAGGAGCAGCGCCGGCAGGATTGGAAGGAGCTGCCCAATCGCCGGCTGCGCGAGGTCCGCGAGTTGCGCGACACGCTCGCGGCCGAACTGGCAGCGCTTGTCGCCCAAGGGCAGTCCCCGATCGGCCGGCCTGCGACGCTCCGGCACGAGATCGAGCGGTTGGACGCGACCCTCGCGCGCGCCGACGGCCGGCTGACGCGCATCGACGTTAGCGTCCTCGAGGCGCTGCTCGCGAAAATCGACTTCGCGACCGGCGCGCTCTTCCCGTCGTACGATACCATCGCCGAGTGGGCAGTCTGTAGTCGCAACGCGGCGATCGAAGCGATTAAGCGGCTGAAGAGCCGCGGCTTCGTAGATTGGGTGCGCCGGAGCATCCGGACGAACAACGACGGTGAGTTTGCCCCTCAGCGCGAGCAGACTTCGAACGCCTATTATTTCGACCACAGGCGCAGCATGGCGCCCCGAACATGGCAGCGATACATGCAGATCCTCGTCGCCAAGCTTCGGCGCCTGGGGGCCGTCCCTGCCGCCGTATCGCCTGGCGCCTTGCCAGTGCCCCGCGAAGTCCAGGACCCTGCATTGCGCGCCGCTCTCGCAAGCGCCGCTACGTCATTTGATAACGCGAGTACATGAAATGTGCTCTATCCTGCATTCAGGTATGAGGAATAAGGAACGTCTCCGCTGAACGCGGAGCCGGCGCTAGTTTGATATTCCCCCAAAGCCGAAACGGCATGCCTCAAGGACCCGACCGCCAAGACCCGGCTGTCGGGACGTGGCGGCTTGCGCCGCCCTGGGCTATCGATGGGGGAAGTGTGCGAAAGTCGTTGTTCTTTTCTTGCGTCGCGTACGCGGCGCTGGATCAGAGGTCGACCAACAGATCCGCCCACTCCTGGAACAAGTCGCGCTGACGCTGAAGGCGCTCGCTTCGATCGTACGCAGCCTTGACCTTGTCCTTCGGCGTATGCGCCAAGGCCCGCTCGACGTCGGCACCGTCCGCGCCCCGCTCATTCATCACCGTTGAGAACGACGCGCGCCAGCCGTGCGGGACATGCCGCCCCTCGAAACCGGCGCGATCGTACAGCCCGCCGATCGACTTCTCCCCGATCGGTTTGCCAGCGCCGGCAGACCGATCGAAGATCAAACCATGCATATTTGCATCGTCCTGATGCATATTCTCGCCGCCATGATGAATATCCGCGCGGATTTCGCGCAGCAGCGCGACTGCCTGGCGCGACAACGGCACCAGGTGGTCGTTCTTCGTATCGAGCTTCTTCGCTGCCTTCAGCTTCATCCGCGCGGCTGGCACCCGCCACAACGGCGCCGCGCCATCAAGATCCTCGATCTCATTCCAGCGCGCGCCGCGTACCGCGGCGGAACGGACTGCGGTTAGCGCCAGGAATCGCGACGCGCGTTTCACCACCGGCGCGACGTCGACCAGCTCGGCCGCGGCGAGCAGCTCGCGCGCTTCCTCGACCTCGAGCAATGCGGCGTGATGCTGTGCCGGCGCGGGCGGCGTGAGCGCGCGGCTGACGATCGCCGCGGGATCCTGGTCGACCAGGTCCTCCGCCATCGCATAGGCAAATACGGCCGAGATCCGCTGACGGACGCGGCTCGCTGTCACCAGGCTGCCGCGCTCCTCGATGACGCGCAGCGCGTGCAGGATTACGGGCACGGTCACCGCCCCGATCGGCATCGCGCCGATCGCCGGGAACACGTCGCGCTCGAGGCTCGCCAGGACGTCGCCGGCATGCACTTCCGTCCAGCGCGGTCGCATGTGCGTATGCCATTGGCGCGCGACGTTCTCGAAAGCACGTGCTTTGCCAACCGGTGCGGCAGTGGAGATCCGCGGATCCTCGCCGCGGCCGAGCAGCTCACGCACCTGGTCACACCGAGCCCGGGCCACGTCTAGCGACACTTCGGGAACGGCGCCGATCGTCAGCAACTGCTCTTTGCCGCCGAGGCGATACTTAATCCGGAACGACTTCCGGCCGGTCGGCGCGACGTAAAGGTGCAGGCCGCCTGTATCAAAGATCTTGTAACTGGTAGCGCGAGGTCTCGCCGCTTTGACCGCTTGATTGGTCAGCACTATCGTTCTCCTCGGGGGATATAAGAATGGACGTTCAATGGCCGGTCTTGTTGGCGTTCACGAAGCCAGCACTGACGTTTTTAGGGGCTGCGGCATGGCCGCTTTCCGGCGCATTCATCGCGATGCGGTTTCGAGATCCGATCAGTAACGCGATCGGTCGCGCGAGACGCGTTTCGGCATTCGGGATCGAGGCTGACATGCCGGCCCTTCAACAGCCGACGTCAACAACTGCTAATTCGGATCTGCTCGATCACGGTAGGACTGCAACGGTAAGTCCGGAGCCACCCTTCGATCCCGTACTGGCCCCAATCGAACAACACCTTCTATCAGCGATCGAATATGAGCCGCTAAAGATCGATCAGAAGTTGAAATGGGCAGTCAGAATGGCGGCCGTTCAGGCGATGCTTGCCCGCCATGAGCAACATTACAGGATCATCTACGGTTCGCAGCTCGCGTTCCTTAGACATTTGAATGTCGCAATCGTCGCCCCTGTCCAGAATGCTCGATACTTTTTCGACACGTTCGGGACTAAGCCACCGCCAATCCCAACCTACACCTATGAAAACTGGCTGTCGTTTCTGATAAACACGTTCGACATCGAGAAGTATGTCGCGCCTGATGGTCAGGAGATGTTTCGTCTGACGCCGACCGGAAAGGCGTTCCTGATGTGGGCGACGGAACAATCGGTCCCCGATCAAAAGCCTTTCTGACTCTGGCTGCGGCGGATAAGTCCTCCGCCGCAATCACCGTTTCGTGCGGTCTGATAGTACCTCGGCACCACAAATTTTAGCTCTCGATATCCCTCCACCAACCTACCGTATTGCCGGACGAATTTTATGTAGCGATAGGTGCGGTACGATGATGACTACGATCCTATCGTTGCTCCTGCTGCTTTCCCAGGTGGGGAAAAGTTTATCAAACACGAAGGTCGATTGGGGCTCTGTCCCAGATTGGCTCGGCGGAACTGCGACCTTCGCCGCTGTGGTCGTCGCATTGTCGGCCAATCGCATGATCAACGCTCAACAGCGCGCACAAGCGGCAACCTCGCGTAGGATCAACGCCGAGCAAATTACACTCAAACTTTCCTCAATCGGCGACGATCTAATGGTTTTGCGGCGGCATACCGTTGAACGCATTCGGACTGTCGATATCCAAAACAATGATGAGGCGACTCGAATATCATACATGGACGCGGTTTTAGGGCATTCAAACGAGGTCGTACCAAGGCTTAGCCCATCCGAAGCAAGCGCCCTGATTTCTGTTGGCGCATCGGCCCTGGCTATGAAATTCAATCTGCTCGCAAAGCGCTTGGCTGTTCATCAAATCACCTTTGCCGAGTATAGTAAAAGTCTCGACGTCCACGAAGCCGCTCTACCGGCACCGACAAACCTAACGATTGATGCAGGCGTCCTGAACGACACAACCCCGATAGACGCATCTGCAATTATTAGCATTCGTCGGCGATTAGCTAATTTAGAAAGCGTTTCCTCCGCCATTACCAAGCAGGTAGCGAGCGACGTGAGAGATGCAGCCGACCTAGCCGATGAGATCGGACCCTTTTTAAAAAAGATCGCCCCGGGACAGTCAGTGATCATTCCGGACACCGCGCCAATACGTTCTAGTCCAATGTTCCCGAAAACTCAGGAAGTGTAGCAGCGGAGTGGCTAGGACGCCGGAGGAACCCTCCGCCGCGATGGAGCCCTTCTGCGGGGCGTAACGAAGCCACTGCCCCGAATTACGATGTGCAATACCCTATGGCCGTAGGTCTGCGTTTTCGCCCGTGTCGGTTCTTTCGGACCCAGTTGGCAAGCTTCTCGGCACGGTGCATTATGCCCCGATGAAAACACCGCTCCCGAGAGATCCGCAAGCCGCCTTGGCGCGCGTCCGTGCACTCATGAAGACAGTAGTTCCCGAAGCACGATGTGAACTCCGAGATTACGATTTCCGCGTAGGCTGTGGGGACATGGACACGTGGGGGAATATTCAGGACGTCCAGTTCATGATCCGCGGAGAGACCGAAGAGGGTGTACTTCACTCTGCACAGGTTCTCGCAACCAAGCTCAAAACTGGTGGATCAACCGCGGGCTGATGAACATGTGCGGCGGATAAGCCCTCCGCCGCATTGACGGTTTTCCGCGGCCTACAACGGAGCATGTACCCCGTTTTAGGGTAGGCGATACCCCAGCAGCGCATACCCGAAAGCACGCGCCGTTGGGGTTTTCCGAGTCATAGCACGAAGCTGATCATGCCACTCGGTTGCGGATGATGAGCTCGGTGACCTTCTTCGCTCGGCCGGCTGCACACGTCGACAGCGTCCAGGTGGTCTCAACTTCGGCGATCGCGAAACGCGCAAACGTTTCTCGAATGAACGGCGTGTCGTTGATCGACATAATGAACTGCCCGCGGATGCCCGCGAGCTGCTCTGCCATCGCCAGATACTGATCGCGGCCGAACTCGATGCCGTAGCCCTTCGTCTCATCATAGGGAGGATCGAGGAAGAATAGCGCATGCGCACCGTCGTAGCGCCGGATGACGTCAGCATAATCGAGTTGCTCGATCGTCACCGGGGCCAGGCGATCTCGCAGCAGCTTCAGCTCGGCGCGCAGCTTGCCAAGGTTGATCCGCGAATCCTGGTCACGGCGCACGCCGAAATGCCGGCTATCGACCCGGCCGCCGAATGCGAGACGCTGCAAATAAAGAAACCGCACGGCGCGCTCGATGTCAGTGAGCAGCCGAGGATCCATTGCATTCTGCCGGTCGAACTCGGCGCGACTGGCGATCAACCAGCGCAGCTCGTCGACGAAGGGCTCGTAGTGCCGACGGACAACACGGAACAGGTTTGCGACGTCGCCGGAAAAGTCGTTGATGATCTCGACGGTCGGCCGGCGCGATCGGCGAAGGAAGACGCCGCCCATGCCGACGAACGGCTCGATATACGCCTTGTGGGGCGTGGTATCGATCATGGCGCACAGACGCGCCGCCAGGTTGCGCTTGCCGCCCATGTAGGGCGCAGGCGGGCGAGCAACGATAACAGGACTCATGTGGAGGTAGACCTTCATGACGAGGCACGGGCTACGCGCGCCATGATGGCCGCCGATCGACGATCGGCGGAGCCCCGGCCGGACGGCCGCGGGTAGGTGGAGCGGCGATCGCCGCGAAACTGTGGGAGAGGTTGCTGCGCGGCGAACCGTCCGGACGGACCGGGTGGTTAGCCGCGCAGACCCAGGGAGCTACGCCCCGCGTATTTCCCCGAAGGGTTTTGTATTTGGCGGGCCACCCGGCGAACCGGCGACCCTAGGTATCCACGCGCGTGGGCTGTCATCGCGGCTAAGCTCAGAGCAGCGCTCGAGCTATGCCACGACGACGATCAGGCGGGCAATCCCTTCAGGCAGATTGCCCGCTCGCGTTCGCGCCGTTTAACCAGGCCGGCGACGACGCGCCCGCCGGCTTTGACGAAGAGCGGGAAGCGATCGCAGCCCGCCCGCCATTGACCAGCATTCCAGAGCTTCGCGATGCTGGACTTGCAGACGCCGGCGGAACCGATGTTGTACGCGAGGCCGACGGCCGCAATCGTCTGGTTCGGGCGGCCGTAGAGCTTGGGGACGCACTTGATGATCGGCTCGGCGTGCGCGATCAACTCCTCCTCGAGCTTCGCGTTGCACTGCGCCTCGGTGAAGGTCATGCCCATCCGGACGCCCTTGGTGACGCCGTCGCACGCCGTCGGCACCTTTACGATGTCGAGATACGCTTTCAGGTACTGGCGGCCCGCAACATGGCGGACCGCGATCGAGCCGTCCTGCTGCACGGTCGCCTCGACCTTACGGCCGCTCTCGTCGGCCGGTATCGAGACGAACAGGGCCGCGGCCGCGACGACCGAGCCGATCACACCGGCGAGGGTTTTCTTATTCGCCATCGGTAGCCTCCCGCTTCTTGAGGATCCGCGCGACGAGCGTCGCGACGAACAGTACCGGCGTCACCCACCGGCTGACCGGGCTCGGCACGACGTCGCGGACGGCGTCCGGCAACGACTGCCAGACCTGCAGAGCAGTATCGGGCGCGGCCGCGGCCGCGGTCGTGGCGACGGCGCCGATCGCGGCGACGCGCACCGACGCCAGGCGCCAAGCATGGCGCCAGTTCGGGATCAGTTTCATGATGTTCTCCGAGATTGGCGGCAACCGGCCGCCGGCGGACTATTCGGCGTTCGGCGCCGGAATATGGATGGGACGCTGGCCCTCGAGCATGCGAACACGTTCCTTGATGCGCACAACGTCCGCTTCCATCGCGTCCGCTCGAGCGTCCTGCTTCGCGTTCGTCGCCTTGGTGTCCGACAGCTGGATCGACGCGGATCCCTGACTGGCCTGCAGATCGGCGATGCCCTTCTGCAAGGCGTCGACGTTCGCCGACATGCGGGTGACTGTCGTGCCGAGCGAGCTGACGCTCGCGCCTACCCACAGGCACAACGCGAGGATGATCGCGACAATGATCGTCGCCGCATGCTTTGCCAGCCCCCGCTCCTCGTGAGCAACGGCTGGCGGCCGCGTGGCCGCAATCAGCGAAGCGATATCGTTCAAGTCGAGGCCTTCTCGATCGCGGCTGCGGCTCACGCGCGCACCATCGATCCCGCGACCGCTAGGGCCGCTAAGTTGCAAATGTTCATGATGGGTGTTCTCCGCGGTGGCATCGGTAGTCGCCGGCTTGGCGAGGATGCTGCGTTAGTTAGGGTTCAGGATCTCGAACTCGGTGACGACAGGGCCAATCACCGTTCCATCAGCGAACGTCTGTGGGTTCGCGGCCGAGATCTGGTTGAAGTAGAACTTGTTATCGACGGTCGGCGCGAAATACGTCGTTCGATTAGGCGCTGTCGCATCGTCGTAACCTGCCAGCTTGCGAGCGCGAAACACATATCCGTTGCCGTAGCCGACCAGCTCGTTCGCCTTGCTGTTGAACTGATTGTACGTCGCGGTGCTCAGGTCCTCTTCGTACTGCCCAAGCCGAGGCGGCGATCGGCGCCCCTTGAGAACCATCCATTGTCCGGCTTCATTCGCGCGGAAAACCGGGAAGATACCGGCGTAAATATAGCTGAAGGTTTGCGTGCCGGCGATGACCATCGTCACCTCGAGCCGCAGCCCTTTCACCGTCCAGCGCCAGTGCGTGTAGACGTCCGCGATCTTGGTGTCGGGCGCTGCGTTATCGAACAGCGCAGACGTCTGGTAGAACGTCAGTTCTTTTGCGGTGATCGTTGCCGCAACCGCCGGATCGAACTCGATCCCGTCGGCGAATGCCCTAAATTCGCTCATCACCTGGTTACCGTGGCTGACGCCGCCCGAATAATCTGCTCGCCCTGGCTGCATCACCGCCGTCTCGATCTCTGAGGGGCGGGTCAGCTGCGCGACGACCGTTTGAAAGTAGCTCGCGTCGAGCGAGACGTCATACTGCCCCGCGTTGCGCCACACGTCGACCTTCGGCCCCTTGGAGAGATCGGTGTTCACACTCCGCAAGAAACGCCAGCCGGTCCAACGTGACTTCGCACCTGGAACGTAGATGTTCATTGAGCCAATGCCGCCGTTCGTTGGAGCGACCTTTGCGACGACCAGGGTATTGTCGCGGGTAATGCTCGTCGTGACAGCTGGCTCGAGGCGGTAGGCACCACCGCCATAGATCTGATCCAGGGGCGATGGTGACGCACCGCTCGTCGTGTGACTGAAGATCACCAGTTTATTGCCACTCTGCCAGCCGGAGTTCGCACCGGATGCTAGATTGGAAACGACGGTCGGTACGACGCGGACCGTGCTGCCGACAGCCTGGTCATCGAGGTTGGCGACGATCGCCTGCTGGGCGCCGAGCACGACGTCGGTCATCCCGTCGATCCGATATTCGATCGAGCCCGCGGCGTTCTCACGCCAGACCCGGCCCTGGCTGATCGAGACGGTCACGGTGCCGTTGCCATTGTTGACCAGCTTGTAGATCCGGCCGTCAACGATCCGGCGAGCGCGCAAGAGGCTCGTCGCGAGCGCGGTCGTGTCCGAGACCGGAACTGGCAGGTTGAGCGTGTATGGTCCGCCGCCGTAAATTTGGTCGACGGGTAGGCCGGTGTCCGTATTGGCATTCGAGAACAGCACGAGTTTGTTGCCGCTCTGCCAGCCACTGTTCGCAGCTGCGCCGGGAACACCGACATACGGGACAACCCGGCCGGCAGCGTTCAATGCGCTGTCGAGATCGACCATCAATGCCGTATTATTCGCCAGCTCGACATTGGTCGCCGCTTCGATCTTGTAGGTCGGCGCTGAGCCCCCGCCCTCGACATAGACGCGGCCCTGAGACGTCGAAATCGTCAACTTGTTCGGGGCTGCTGCTAATGCGTAGACGCGACCAACGATGCTGTATCGAGCGCGGCGGATATTCGCCTCGAGAGCGCTGGTGTCGACGGCCGCGACCGGAAGGTTCAACCGGTAGGCGCCGCCCCCGTAGATTTGATCGACAGGCTGCCCGGCCGAACTGGTCGTATGGGAGAATAGCACGACCCAGTTGCCCGTTTGCCACCCGATGCTGCCCACTGAGCCAAGGTTGACGACCACCGGAGTCAACCGTGCGTTGCTATCGAGTAGGCCGTCCAGATCCACGACCAAGGCACGGTTTGCCGTCAGCACGACGTCCGCGACACCGTTCACGCGGTAGGCCGGAGCGCCACCAGAATTCTCATCCCAGATCCGGCCCTGCGAAACCGAGATCTTGATCGAACCATCGAGATTGTTGGTGAGCGCATATACCCGACCGTCGACGATTCGCCGAGCACGGGAGATCAGAGGCACGGTACGCCGCGGCGTCATGAAGCGACTACCGTCGGTTGCTGGACCGGCCGACTGAACAGGCGCTTCGAGCGCCATTAAGATGATGATCTGCAGCGTCGCGCCCGCGCCTGCTATGCGCGCAATGTAGTGGCCGGCTTGCAGCTGCCCTTCGAGGAGGTTGGATCCGTCGCGCCCGTAAACCGGGATCGCGGCTTTACCGTCGATTGCGATCGTCACAGGGCCAGTATTTGTTTGGTTCGGCTGCAAGGTGACGAGCTGCCCGCTGGTCATCGCCCTCGGCGGGAAAGCGTTGGCGAGGATCGCGTTACCTGTCCCGCCATAGGCCACCAGACGATAGCCAGCGGCAGCAGCGACCGCTTCATCTCGCGCGGCGAGGATGGCGGTGCCGGCATCGACTACAGCCTGCGCGGCCGCCGCAGTCTGACCAGCCAAGGCGGCTTTCTCGCCTGCGAGGCCGGCCTTCTCGGTGGCGAGAGCCGTCGCGCTCCCCGACTGGGCGATTGCCGCATCGAGTGTCACCAGTTTCCCGCTGACCTGAGCGAGAAGCTGCTCGAGCACTCCGGCATTCGAGCCCCCGAGCGCGATCGCCATGAGGCGTGCCTGGCACGGAACGTAGATCGTCTGCCCGCTGACGTTGACGACCGGATAATATCCGAGGACGCCAGTCTTGCCGCCCGCCTCGTTGAAACTGTTCGGATCGTCAACGGTGCCGGCGAGCAGCATGATCTGCGCGTTCGCCCATTCCTCATAGGCGGCGAACAGCTCAGCATTCTTGCCGAGAAGTTCGAAGAGCTGGTCGTCGGTAAGCATAGCTCTCACTCCTCGGTGGTGATGATGGTGACGCGCTGCGAGACGTTGCCGGTGCCGCTGCCGGTCGTGAAACCGCGCGCAAGCGTTGCGATGAAGCGGCGATCGGCGACGATCCGATCGGGATCGGTGTAGGTAAGGCTGGTCGACCAGGTCGCGCTGAAGACGAGGTACCCGCCCTCTTGACCGGCGGGGATCGGGCGCTCGCCATAGACGCTGCCGGCGCCGGGACTGATCGCTGCTATTGCTACATCGATGCGGGCAGCGCCGCCGATCTCGCGCGCCAGTGTCAGAGTCGGCGACCCGGTCTCAACCCGGGTCCCTGACCAGGTGTAGCCACCGTCACTGGACGTCGCGCCATACGCTGCGACCGCATCGTCGAATTGCTTCGCGCCGGCCGTCGAGCCGCCGTAATTGACACGCCATTCCCAGACGTATGCCCAGCTGATGACGACCGTAATCTTGCCGCCGTCCGATCCGAAGCCACCGGTGTCGGCAATGACGTCGGGAGCGACACTGCTGCTCTGCCCGCCGTTCGTAAGCGTGCCCGCCGAAAGCGAACCGCCGAAATAGGCATCGCCCGACACGGTCTGCCAAACCTTGCCGTTCGCCCGCGAGCACAACGCGATCGGCATCGATGGCCCGAACCAGTCGATGAACTCATTGCCGACGCCGAAGCCGGTGCCGAGCACCTTCATGACCGAGCCGTTGTTGAAGATCAGCTTCGCGGTGCTGACGTTGATCGTCATCGCCGACATGGTGATGTCGCTGATTGCCCCCTGCGAGCCATCCGCCGCGGTGACGGTAATTCCGCTCCACACGCCGCCGGCAGTCACCGCCAGGCTCGCGCGCGCCGACAGGTTGCCGAGCGCGTCGGCCTGCGCGGAGAACAGCTGCTCGACCGACGCCGTACCTCCGCCGACCTTGTCGAGGCGCGCGGTGACGAGGCCTAATTGTTCAGCACGCGCTTCGGTCTCGTCGGCGATCGCCTCTTTGAAGTCGGTCACAGCCGCCCCGACGGTGTCGCCCAGCGCGTCGGTAAAGTCTGCGCTGAGATCCGTGATCGCTTTCGCGCGGGCTTCGGTCTCGTCGGAGATCGCCTCCTCGAGCGTTGTTATCGCGGCGCCGACCTTGTCGCCGATCGCCGTTGTGAAGGCCGTCGAAAGATCGCGAATTGCGGTCGCGCGGGCCTCGGTTTCGTCGCTGACCGCCTTCTTGACGTCCGTGATATCCGCAGTCGCATCAGCGAGATCGCCTTCGAACTTGGTGCCGAGATCCTCGATGCTTTGCGCCAGGGCCTGGTCACCGTCGGAAACGGCGATATCGAGGTCGCGGATCGTCGCGTTCGTATCCGCAAGCAAGCCGTCGTACGTCGTCTCGATGCCTTCAATGGCCTCGACCCGCGCCTCTTTCTCGTTCGCGATCGCCTTATCCAGGCGAGTTATGGCGGCCTCGGCGTCACCGTTCACGCCATCGAACTGCGCCTCGATCGTTTCGAATTTCTCGGACAGCGACTGTTCCGGCGTCACCAAGACGGTCGAGCTGTCGAGAATGAAGGCGGTACCGGTCGAGTTCTTCGCACCGAGGAGGGCGAAGGTTTTCGCGGTTGCCAGCTCGCCCTCGATGCGCTGCTCGGTCTCCTGCTGCACGACTACGCCGACCTGGACGCCATCGAGGTGCGTCAGGAAGTCCACGCGCGCCTTGCGACGCTGCTCGAGCAGCTGACCGGAATAGGCAGCCTGAACGGTTTGCCGTGCCTGCTTCAGTGCGCGATCGAGATCCACCCGGGCGGCATCGAGTTCCTTTTTGGTTGCTGCGATCTGCTCGAGGCCCTCGGTCGCGTTGCGCCGCGCTTCAGCGAGAAACTCGAGCACGTCGGCGACAGTATCGTCGGGCCCGAGCGGCGACGCCGGATCCGCGCTGTTCGTCGCGCCGTCGGCCGGCTTCGGCTTCGCCGGGTTCGTGTCCTTGACGTTCTGCCACTCGACGCCGAGCGGCTCGACCTTCGCCGCGGTGCTGAAGCCCTCGATCGAGAGCGACAACTTGCTGACGCCCTCGCCCGCCTCGATCGAGAAATCTTTGAAGAAGCCGTAGATCGTCAGGCTGTCGATGCCCGCCTGCCCGATCCACAGGGACGGCCGCGCACGCACAGCAGCGATGCGGTTCGCGACCAGGTCGAGCGCGTCCGTCCGGATCAACGCTTTCGCGGTCATCCGCTTTGCAGACGCACGCTCGACGATCGTCACCTCGCCAAAGTCGTCGACCTCTTTGCGGCTATAGTCGGTGATGCTCGACGTCGGCGACGCCTCGGTGATGCCGAGCGCGACCAGGCGGCCGAGCAGCAGCGTGCCGACCGATACCATGCCGGCGCCGGCGATCGTCACCGTCACCTGGTTGGTACCAGTGGGCAGGTCGAGGAACGTGATGGCGCCAGCGCTGGCGGCGATCGTGCGATCGTAACCGGTCGCCTGCACGCGCACCGTTGCTGCGACGACGTCGAGCAGCGCGATCGCGCGCGCGGCCGCGTTCAGGGTGACCGCGATCGAGCCGGCCGCGCTGGACGTCGTGCCGAGCGCCTGGTCGAACAACGCCCATCGGTTCGTCGGACCGATATCGATCCACTTGCCGGACGCGGCCGCGGGATCGTCGCCGGTGTTCGCTGCTACCGCGCTTTCGTAGATCCGGTGCGTTGCCGCCTTGATGACCTGGGCGCCAAGCGCATAGCTGACACCGGCCGACCATTCGGCGCGATCGGTTTCAGCGATCGTGCTGGCAGCGATCGTGACGTCCGTGATCGCGGCCGGTTGAATCAGCTGCAGCGTTGACGCCTGACCGGTCGGCGCCGGATCCGTACCGCCGTCGACCAGCTGCTCGGTCGCCGCCAGGCCCTCGACCGTCAGCGTGCAATAGCTCAGCGGCGGAACCGCGTGATCGATCTCGAACTCTTTATAGAAACCGCGAAATGACAGCGCGGCGAACTGATCGTCGGCGATCCATTGCGCCGGCGTCGCGCGGAGATCGGTTAGACGGCGCTGCAGCTCGTCGACGTCGTCGAACGGCACCGCCAGGCGCACCGACATGCGACGGGCGAACCCGCGCTCGACAACGGTCGTCACGCCGTAGTCGTCGGTCACGCGCCGGCTATAGTCGACGATGCCGATCGTCGGCGCGGTTTCGACGGTGCCGAGGTCGATCACGACCCCGGCGTCTGTGACGACCTTCACGCCGCGCTGGCCACGCTGATCGCTTCGCCACCGTTCGGCGCCGTCACCGCCTCGAGGCGGCCATCGATGCGCTTGGTATTGCCGGCGGTTGCCGCATGGCCCGAATTATTCTCGGTCCGGAGCAGGGTCACTTCCTCGCGGAGCGATTTAATCTCGCTCGCCAGGTCGTCATTCGCTGGCGCCGGCACCGTTGCCGGCTGCGATGCCGTCACGACATCGATGCCGCGATCGGATGCGGTCGACGGCGTGCTGCTGCCCTTCGTCAGCGCGGTCACGACGCCGTAGGTGGCCTCGAGGCTTGCGGCCGTCTGTGCCTGGACGCGCGCCAGCTCCTGCCGGCTGGTTGCCTGCTCGGCCGCTGCGGTGAGCAGCGCCTGGCTAAGCGCCGGCAGGCTCTTCGCCGCATCCTGGTCACCGCCGCGGGCGGCCGAGGTCGCTGCGTTGAATTGCCCCTGCAGGTTGGCAAAGCTGTTGCCGCCTGCCCCGTCGGTCAGGCCGCGGATCCGCTTCACCTCGTCCATGATGCTATCGCCCACCGACGTCCAGGCATCGGCGAGCGCCTTAGCGGCCGTGGCGGCAGCCTGCGCGTCCTGGATCGCATAGATCTGCTCCTGGAGCGCGCGGTTGCTGCTATCGAGCTTGGCGAGATCGAGCGCGCGGATCGCTGCGGTATCGCCCTGCAGCTCGAGCAGCTGGCGTTGGAGATCCTGCCGCTCGCTGGCGATATCGGCCGCGCTCTTCGCGCCCTCCATCGATGCCTGCAGATCGGCAAACGCCGGCGCGAGTTTCAACAGCGTGGCATAGGTCGATTGACCCGCCGCGGTGGTCAGATCCTGCGCCTCGACCAGCTGGCGGAATGCCGCCAGCGTCCCCGGCATCGCCAAGCCGAGGCTGGCGAACACGCCGTTCATCTGCGCGGTCTTGGCGGCCGCCTGCTCTTCCTTCGAGTAGAAAGTCTCGAAGTACGCACCGGCCGCGTCCGTCAGCGCCGAGACGCTGTCGAACTGATCCGCCAGCGCGAGCTTCACGCCGATCCCCATGGTCTGCGTGTTCGTGCCGAGCATGGTGAGCGACGTGCCGACAGCTTCCACCGTCGACGCCACGCGCACCAGCGTCTCGAACACACCCTCGCCGACCTTCTGGAACTGCTCGAGCCCCGGGAATGCTGCCGCGGCCATGCCGTCGGCCGCGGCGCCGAACACGGCCGACAGCTTCTCCTCGATCTCCGCGCCGGTGAGGCCCTTCAGGTCGATCTTGCCGATGTCGACGATGAAGCCGTTGAGCCGCGCCTGGACGTCGCCGGTGGCAACGCCGAGCGGTCCGGCCGCCGCGGCGATCGCGTCGTTGAACGACTTCAAGATGAGCGTGAACTGATTCTCAAGTCCGGCATCGGCGCCACTGTATTGCGTCGAGTATTTCGTGCTGGTCGTAAGTCCGAACAGCTTCTTCTTCTTTTCGATATCCGAATAGTACGAAGCATCGAAACCACCGCCGAGGATGCTGCCGACCGACTGCGCACCGCCATACAGGCCGCTGCCGATGACGCTGGTCTTCGAGCCGAACAGCCCGCCGAGGATCCCGCCGATGACAGGGATCCTGCTCAGCACGGATCCGATTGCGTTCGCCTTGAAGCCCTCGGTCACGCCGCTCGAGGCATCGATGTTGCCCGACCGCACGACCAGTGACGCGACGCCACCGATCTGGCTGTCGATCGACTTCAAGGAAGCGGCCATCTCGCGCGCGAAGGTATTGGTCATGGTGTCGACCTCCTTCAGCGCATCGATCGCGTTCTTGATGCTGTCGCTCTTGGCCGACGTGTCGCCGAGAACGGTGCCGGTACCCGAGTTGGTCGGCGCCAGCGTGTTCTTGCCGCCACCACCGAACGAACCGGCGATCGAGACGCCGATCGACGCCAGGGCGGCGACGGTTGCGGCGCCGGCCGCCAGGTTGAGCGGGAACGGCAGGCTCTTGATCGCATTCACGACCGCCTCGGTCGCGCCGACCGCGATACGCGCCACGCTGTTGGCGATCTTGGTACCCGTCTCGATCGCATCCTGCGCGATCGCGCGGACCGACAGGGCGAACTGCACCAGGCGGAATGCCTTCTCGGCGGTCTCGAGGGTCTTATAGCCCTGCGACCCTTCCTTGAAGAAACCCTTCGCGGCTGATGCCATATCGCCGAACGCGCCGATCTGCTGCGACGACGATCGGAGAGCGAAGAGGCGGTTCTCGCGATCGATCCGCGCCTGGTCGCCGTTCGCCGCGCGAATGGCCGCGGCATGGTCCTGCTGAAGCTTTGCCTGATCGGCGTAATAGCCGGTCATTACAGTCAGTGCGTCGCCGATCGCCGAACCGACATCACCGAACGCATCAGCCATGCCCTGCGCAGCCCGCTGCGCCGTCTGATCGATGGTATCGAACAAGTCGGCCGTCGCACTCAGCGAGGCGTTCCACGCGTCCTGCGCCTGCCGGTTGGTCTCGGCGCCGACCGCGATCTCGACCTGCTTGCCGATGTACGTGTTCGCATAGGCCGTACCGAGCTCGTAGCCCTTCGCCTGTAGCGTTTGCTCCGCCTGCAGCTTCGCCATGGCCTGCGCGCGGGCCATATCCGTTGCACCAACAAGCCGAAGCTCCTCGCGCTGCATAGCCAGCTGGCGATCGGCCTGCTGATCGGCGCCGGCGTAGAATGTGCCGATCTCCGCCGCCTTTACGGCACCGCGGGCGTCTTGCTGAGCCTTCAGCGCTGCGGTCGCCTTGTCGGCCTCTTCCTTCAAGCCGCGTTGCTGCGCCACCTCGATCGCTGCCAGAAGCGGGAGATCGGCGATACGATCCTGAACCAATTCAGCGGCGCGCTCAGCCGGCACGTTGCCGGCAGCGATCAGCGTATTGACCTCGGTCTGGATGCGCGCCTGGTCGCGCATCGAGGCGGCCGACTTCGCCGAGTCCGAAACCCGCTGCGCGATCTCGAGACGGATCTGGCGGTTCACCGCCGCCTCGATATCGGCCTGCTGCTTGATCGCCTTGCTTTCGGCCTTCACGCGCGCCTCGGCGATCAGTGCCGCGGCGCCGGACACGCCATAGGCTTCCGCCAGCTTGTAGAGGTTGCGGATCTGCGCCTCGGTCGCCTCGGCGTCGCGCGCGAGCTGCTCGGCGTGCTTATCGGTCTTCGGCTTCGGGAAATTGTTATAGCCGATCGACTTGGCGATACGCTCGCGCGCGTTGTCGATCGCGGCGACCCGCACGCGCTTACCGAGCTTCGTCAGATACTGATCAGCCGCGGTGTACGCGGCGCCGTAGGTCTTCTCGAGGAGCTTCGGATCGCCCTGGCCGATCAGCATCTTGCCGAGGCCGACGACGCCACCCTTCTCGACCTCGCCGAGATATGCCTTAGTCCCGGCCACGCCGGCGTAAATCGCCGCCAGGGATTGGCGCATGTAGCCGGTGAGGTCGTCGAGGACGCCCTTCACGCCCTTGGACATACCCTTCATGTCGCCGACGAAATAGTCCGAGATGTCCTTGCCGACGACGCTGAACAGCGCTTTGGTCGTGTCGGCCCAGGTGACCGTCTCGTCCTTCAGCTTGAAGAGTTCCTGCTTCGTTGCGTTGGCGCCGCCGGTGATCTTGCCGAGGTCGCGCGTCAGCTGGTCGTTCGTGACACCCTGATTGACCCACCGATTGAACAGCGCGAACCCCGCGCCGACGGCGGCAAAGCCGACCAGAAGGGGAGCGAACCGGAGAGCGAGAACGCCGACCTCCTTGCCGAAACCACGCAGGCCGCCTTCGCTCATCTGCGCGACCTGGAAGATCTGGGCGCCCTGCTGAATGAATACCTGGAACGGCTTCTGGCCGGTGAGCAGGCCCTGCGTGATATCCGGCAGCTGAACCGCGATGTTCTTCAACGCACCGCCGCTCCGGCGTGCGGATCCGGCCAGCTGGTCGTGCTGCTGCGCGGCGCTATTGCTACGTTCGGTCAGTGCGGCCTCGGCGCGGCCCAACTCGGCTGCCGATGCGCCCGCCGCGGTCATCACCCGTCGGGCTTCCGCCAGTTCGGCGTTCAATCGGTTCTGTGAGGCTGCGGCCGGATCGATCAGGGCACGCAGGCGAGCCAGGGCCGCAGCATCGCTTGCGGCCGCGGTCTCTTCCGCGCGTAGAGCCTCTGCACCGCGGCGCGCTGCGGCTTCGAATTGATCATGGGCAAACGCGGCCGAGCGGAGGCGCTGCGCCTCATCATCGCGTGCACTAGCAGCCTGAGCGGCGTCGAACTCGCGCTGAGCCGCGGCGCCCTTGCGCGCGGCCGACTCGAACAGGTCATAGGCGTGAGCAGCTTCGCGGATCCGCGTCGCTTCTGCCGTCGCGGCCGCGACCTTCTCCGCTGCTTCCATTTCGCGCATGGCAGCGATGCCACGCCGCGCTGCCGATTCGAAAAGGTCATGGGCGAACGCGGCCGAGCGCAATGCCTGCGCCTGTCGCTCGGCTGCCGCTACCGCCTGACTGGCGGCCAGGTCCTGCGCCTGGGCAAGCGCCTCGGTTTCCTCACGAGCCTTACGCGTTGCCGCGAACCGCTTATCGTACAGCGCGGCCTCTGCGGCGACCAAACGGGCGGACAAGTCTGCGTTGCCCTGCTTGCTATTTGCCAGCGCGAGTTCGGCAACCCGGGCTTCGCGCAGCTGCTCGCGGGTCTTGCCATAGGCTGCGGCCTCACGCTCGAGCGAACGCACCAGGGCTTCGCCGGCCTTTTCGACCTGCGCCATCGCCTGACGGCTCGCCGCCATCTCGCGCGTGGTAGCATTACCGAACGCGACAATGTTCGACGTGGCGGCCGAGACGTCGACCAGGCCCTTGGTGGCACGCTCGATGCGGGTGGCATCGGCGAGCACCTTGGCTTCGGTCGAGTCCATCGCGGTCTGCAGCTGCAGCAGCTCGCCAAACGAACCACCGGTGTCGATGACAAAGCCGACCTCGAGTGCTGGGGAGGAATCGTCCATGGGTATGTTCCTCCCCGGTCAGCCCAGCAGCTTGCGCAGCTGAGCTTCCTCGATGTCGACTTCGCGCTGAGACACAGGCGCACGCCATGGCGCCGGACAGTTCTCGCTTTCGGCGAGCCGGCCCTCGGCGATGTACGTTTTCGATAGCTGACGGATCAGCCGACCGACCCAAGGCTCGAGCCTTATGCCGGTGTTGTCCTGCCAGGCGGCAAGCTCGCGCGAGCTGATCGCTGCCGTGCCCATCCCGGCCGCTTCCGTCAGGCCCATCTCAATGAGCCAGTCGGTGATGTGCGGCGCGGGATTCGGAGGCATCGACGGAAGGATCTTCTTCCGCTTCAGATCATCGATCCGACTTAGCCTGGTCTCGGCCGGCTCATCTCTCCCGCGCCGGCTGCGGGCGTCCGGCTTTGGCGTAGCATGGAGCCACGCCATTTGCCGGACGTAGAGGGTTAGGCCGCCTTCGAGACGGCGCTGAAGTTTCCCCAGTCGCCGACGAACTTCGTCACCTGGCGGGTGATGAAACCGAGGCCCTGGTTGGCATAGACGGTGCGGAACAGATCCTCACCCTCGATCGGCTCGGCAGCGCCAGCCGGCTGATATTCGAAGTTCTCGAAGTGCGACGTGATCGCAGCGAGATCCTCGGCGGTCTCGGCGATACGCTCCTCGGGGGTCGCGGCGGTGATCTTGCCGTCATTGTCCTGCATGCGCTTCAGCGCGCGCGCCGACTGACGCGATTCGACGACGCCGTACGCCTTGCTGCCCGGGCCGTGCAGATGGATGCGAACAGGCAAGGTACGCTCTTCGTCGGCGAACAGCAGTTCGCCGGCCGGGTTCTTGACGTGGCAGGCGGCCGTGGCGGTGCAAGCGAGCAGTGCGATATTGAACTTCATGGTTTGATCCTTCGCGGGAGGATGGTGCACCAACTCGTCCCGCACCCGCGATAGCGAGGCGAGTTGATGCATGGGGAGCCGGCGTCGCGGGCGCCGGAAGGGGAAAAGTTAGGCCGCTGCGACCTTCACCGGCTTGGTGCAGATCTCGATCGTCGGCGCTGCCATCAGCATCGAGTCCGCGCCGTCGGCCGTCTCGGGCATGCCGAACACGCGACCCTGGAAGTAGCGCTTCGAGCCATCCTGATAGGTGACCTTGAACGAGTAGAGCTTCTGCGTCTCGTCGTCGGCCGACACCTGCATGAGGGTCTGGCCGGCATCGTCCGTATCGAGCGCCATGCTCGGCTGCAGAGCGCCGTAATCGGGCGAGCCCTTATACTTCTGCTTGCCACCCTTCAGCGGCTGGAACTCAACCTTGGCGAAGGTTGCGCCGAGGGTGCCGAGCTTCTCGACGTTGCCGACCTCGATCAGCGTCAGGGCAGCAAAGCCGGCCGCGTCATTGGTGGCGGGGGAAGCGGCAGCGATGGCGAGCGTCGAGCCCGCCGCGGTCATGGTCTTCATAATTTACCTCTCAGAAGGCGAGCCGGCTCGGCCGGCGTGGATCCTCCGCCGATCGGCGGAAGTGCGGGTCAGCTGCGGGTGCGGCCGGTCTTGGCGGGGTCGCCTTCCGCCGGTGCCGGCGCGGCCTCGGCGTCAGCCTCTTCGACCAGGCCGGCCGCGTGATAATTCGCGAACGCACCCTCGCTGACCTCGACGGTTTCGCCGCCGGTGAACTGGGTCTCGGTGCCGGCGTCCTTGAAGTTGCGGACGATCTTGGCGCGCTTGGTCTTGGTGTCGGACATGGTGGTCTCCTTCAGGCGGGAGCGTCGAAACTGACGCGGAAGTCTTGGGTCTGTTCGAAGCTGTTGCCGGGGCCGCGCGCATCGGGGCCGGCGCCGGCGGTAAGGACGGACACGCTCTTCGCTTCGCCGACGTCGCCAGTTCGGCCGGCGCATGCTTTGCGCACGAGGCCGATGGCCTTCGTCTGCTCGGCATAGGTTTTGCCGCGAACGGTGACGGCGACACGGTCGACGGTCCGGACGGATCCGCCACGTTTCAGCGGCTGGCGTTCGACGCTGCTGACCAGGCGAACCAACAACGCTGGCAACACGACGCCGTCGGGCAAGGCTCCGGCCTTGATCCGTTCGGCCGTGTGCATGTCGACGACCGCCTGGTCGTCGACGAGCAGCGCGCCAATGATATCGACACCGGTCATTCGTCATCGCCTTCCGGTTCGGCGCTGGCGACGATCCCTGACCGGGTGACGTGCGCGTTGATGTAGCTCTGCGCGGCCGCGATCGCTTCGGCGCCCTTGATGTCCAGCGATGGCCGGAGGAACGGATGCGGCTTCGCGCCCGGGTGGAAGATTGTCTCGCCGACGAACTTGCCGCCGATGACCATCGAGCGTTTGGTGGTTGCGTTGAATCGGGCGACGCTCTTTCCGCCGCTCTCGTCCTTCGCAAGTGTGATGAAATGGGCGTCGGTGCCGTACTCGAGCCAGTTGGCGATCGCGCGGCCCCAGCCCTTACGCACCGTGATCTTGACCGTGATGCGACCGGCTTCGAGCTTTGTCCGCAGCACGATCGCTTCGTCGACGTCGCTCGAGATCGAGCGCTCTTTCGCTTCCGCCTCGATGATCTTGCCGCCGGCGCGCGCGGCGCCGCGCAGGACCTGCTTTTCCAGCTTCGAGGGCAATTGCGAAATGAAGCGGCGCACCTCCGAACCACCCCGGCTCGTTGGCATCAGGTAGCGGCCCGCGGGTCGTAGTCTTCGACCATCAGCTCGAGCCCGCCCTTGCGGCCGAGTTCGGCAGGCGCGGAGACGATCTCCATGATCCTGTCGCCGAGAACCAAGCGCATCCCCGCGTCGACGTCCTCACGGTGATACATGCGGATCCGCGCCGGCCTGGTCGTCGTCGTGAAACCGCCCTGGTCACGCTCGCCGCGGCTCGGGAGCTTATCCTGGATCCCGACCCATATTTCGTCGACCAGCGCCCACTCGTCTTCGCCAGCGCTGGCAAACTCGGTGCTCTCGACTTTGCGCTCGAGCCGCACCAGGTGCTCGAGTTCGCCAGGCCGTACGACGATCATGCGATCGAGGTTGCCATGTAGCGGCCGATCATCGGCATCAGCTGCGCGTCGGTCAGCTCGGGCGCTTCGCGGTTGATGTAGAAGTCGGAAAGCGCGAGCTTGACGGCGTGCACGACGATCGCCGGCACCTTCTCGGCCGATGGCCAGCCAGCGTCGCCGACCAGCTCGCGGCCGAGATAGCTCTCAATCCGGCCGATCGCCGCCGGAATGAGCGGCGACACCTGAGCGTCGGCGCTGGCGCTGACCTTCAGGAAGGCGCGCGCAGCGGCGATCGTCAGCACGCCGCCATCGATCGCCGCTACGTCGACCATATCAGGCGGCCGGTGCCGACTTGGCGGGCGCCTTGTAGGTCTCGGCGATCTTGCGCTCGACCAGATCCTTTTCGGTCTCGGCGTCGAACTTGGCGATATCGCCCTTCACGAACAGCGACCCGTGCGTGTGGGTCATGAGCAACTTAACGGCCATGATAGTCTCCGGATGCGCAAACGGGCGACCGAAGCCGCCCGTTTGCAGGTGTCGATTGATCAGCGGCCGGCTGGCCGCGGACCGGCTCAGTCGTCGCCAGGTGCCCAGGTGACGCCGGTGAGCATGGCGAACGCAACGGCGTAGCGCGTACCGGTGTCGTGCTCGGCGATGAGGCGGACCACCGTCTCGTCGTTCGAGAACGCCGAACGGATCGTGCCGTTGTCGTCGTATGCCGCGGTGTCGGAGCTGGCGATCGTCACCGCCTCGGTGTCGCCGATCAGCAGCTGCGAGAAGTCGCCGAAGTAGATCTCCGACTCGTTGCCGCCTACGCCGAGGTTATCCGGCACCGACGTCGTCATGCCGATCGGGTAGCCATAGAGCTTGCCCGATGCCACTTCCGGGAAGGCGATGTTGCCGTTGCCGTCGCGCAACGTCTCAAGGAACATCTTCGAGCGCGGCGTCATGATCCAGCCACAGCTGATCATCGGCACGTTCGAATTGATGACCTTCAGGCGAAGCTTCGCGAGATCCGCCGTGACCGTCTTCAGCGTGGTCTCGGCGCTGACCGCGATCTTGTTGCCGACGGGCATCAGCGCCGCAAGGCCCTTCGGCGTGACGGCGTCGCCGGCGCTGCGGATGAACACGGCGTCCTCCTTGACAGCAACGCCCTCGAGGAGATCGTCGCGCACCATCTGGACCACGCCGATCGAGGCGCGGCGGATCAGCTGGTTCGTGATCGGCACCAACGCGCGCAGCGTCTTGGCGGACATCGACATCTGGCCGACCTCCACGTCGGTCGTCGGCGCCGGCGTGCGTTCGCCGACATAGCCGGCCGTCGTGCCCTTCGTCTTGTTGCGCATGGTCAGGTTGCCGTCGGGCATCGGGATCGAGCGCGCGCCGAGTGCGCGCACGACGACGCGCGGCCGAAGCAGGTCGATGAAGTCGGCGCTGTAGACCGGGTTGACCAGGAAGCCGCCCTTGACGTTGGTCGACTGCTCCTGGTTGGCGACGATCTGGCCGGTCTCGGTTCCCCAGAGCTGCTCGGCGTGGTCGGCCGCGGCGCGCTGGTCCATGTTGCAGGCTGCAAGCGACATGGCGATGCGGGTGAACATCGTGCCGGCCGGGAGCTGCGCTGCAGGCGCTGCCGGTACGCTACCGGCAGGCGTGCCACCGGGAGCGCCGACGACGATCGGAGCTGCCGTGGATGCCTTCAGCTTCAGGACCTGCTCTTCGCGGCCGATCTTCGTCTGCAGGCCGGTCGCCTCGGTCATCTTGGCGTCGAATTCCAGCTGTTCCTCAGCCGAAAGGTCGCGATCGCCATCGGTGGCCGCGGTGGTCATGATCAGCTCGGCTGCCGCGAGGACGCCGGCAAGGCTCGTCTTGAGCGCGGTGATGCGCATAGGTAGGTCTCCTGGGGTTTTAGAGGCCGGCGCGGGCGTGCGCGAGCTTCAGGGTGTTCTCCGCGGACGTGCGCCGGGTGGAGGGGTTGCGGGTCGCAAGGCGTCGGATCGCGCCGTCCAGGCCGTCCGCTTCGACGCGGTCGGCCATGCGGGCTTTGACGGCCGAGGCACCGGCGAGCGTGCCGCCCTGACCGAAATCGCTGCGCACGACCGCCTCGGTGACACCGCGGCCGCGCGCAACTGCGCCGATGAACACGTCCTCGATCGAATCGATCATGGCCTGGATGACCGCGCGGCCGTCCTCGGTCGTCAGATCCGGACGCTTGTTCGGCGCGCTCTTGCTGACGATCGCGATGTCGCGACGTCCGGCCTGGTCAGGATTCTCCTGGACGCTGCCGCCCATCATCACGCCGATCGAGCCGACCATCGCGGTCGCGTCGATCGAGATCTCGCTCACCTGGCTAATGATCCAGTAGGCAGCAGAGCAGCCCATGCCGCTGACGTGCGCGACGACAGGCTTCGTCGACTGCGCGACCAGGCGCGCGAATTGCGAGATATCGGTCGTCACGCCGCCCGGGCTGTCGACGGCGAGCAGGATCTTGCGCACCGCGGGGTCGGCCTGCAGCACCCGGAAGTCGGCCGCGAGCAGATCGAGCGCGACGGCACCGCCGCCCGACGGGCTGATCATCGCGGCGCGCGGCAGGATCGGACCGAAGATTGGCAGTGCACCGACGCCGTCGCGAATCGCGGCCGAGCGTGTGCCGGCAACGCGCTCGCCCATCTGAGCGACCGCCTCGAGGTGGCGCTCGATATGGCCATCGTCCTTCACCGCCGCGACGGCCGGATGATCGAGAGCGCGCATCGCCATCGCTTCGATGGCCTCGAGATAGCCAGGCATGATCGCCCAGGGCACGGACCGGATGGCCGCCAGAATACGATCGCTCATGCTGGATCCTCGTCTTTTTCGGGTGCGGGCGACGGCGCCGGCGCCGGCTGCTGTTCGCCTTCGATCTGCGAGCCCGATCCGACGCGGTATTTCTCGCCGCCGGGTCGCTTGTTCCGGTTCTCGAGACTTCGAACCTCGTCCGGATTGAGCACGCCCTTATCGATCGCGATCGAATAGGCCTCGTACCGGCTCTTGATGTCGCCCTTCAGGAGAGCGTCAGGCAGGAATTCGAAGAAGTGCCCGGGCTCGGCGAACTGGTGCGTCGCCGCGGCCGCCACGCGCTCGAAGTGACCCATCATCGAATACAGGATCAGCTCGAGGCTTTGCTGTTCGATGTTGGAGAAGGTCGCACGGCTCAGCTCGAAGACGATATGCGGGGGCACACCGAACGCGCGCGCGATCTCGACGACGTAGAAGCCGCGGACTTCGACATACTGGCTCTTCGCGTTGTCGTGCGCGAGGAACTTGGCGTCCATCTCCTGATCAAGCACCGCGACCGCGCCGGCGTTCTTCGGTCCAGAGAAGCGGCTCTGCCAGTCCGTTTTCAGCTTGGTCTTGTCACCCGGCTCCATCTTCGCCTTGGAGGTCAGGATCGTCGACGGCTGCGCGTTGTTTTCCCAGAAGCGCGCGGCAAAGGCCGACGTCGCCGCGGCCGCCTGCAGCGTGTCCTGCAGCAGCTTCAGCCGATCGATGCCGACCAGGCCGTCGCGCGAGAACCCGGGAATGAACCAAAGGTCGTTTCGGGTCAGCCGCTCGAACGTGCCGTCGGGCAAGTGCGTGTCGTAGAACACCTCGAGCCCATCGGCCTTGTCCCAGCTCGATACCGGCGAGACGCCGTGCGGATTGACGCGTGTCAACTTGCTGGCGCGATAGAGACCGTCACGATGGATATAGCCGGCAAACTTGCCGGTCATGATCAGATCGCCGAGCATCAGCTCTTTGAACAGGAAGGCGTTCTGGACGTCGTTCGTGCGCGTCCGGAGCATCATCGCTGGCGGGGCGTCTTCGACCCGAACCTTGCCGCCGTCCTCCTCGCGGTAGTAAATTAGCGGCGCCATGGCGAAGAGCCCGGTCAGCACCTCGAGCGCGCGCAGCACCGCCGGCGACGACAACGCCGCCTGCTCGCCGATCGAGCCGCCACGCGTACCGCCGAGCAGATTGAAGAACGTGAAGCCGCTCGTGTCGTTCAGACCGTCAGCGCTGGCCTGTACGGTTACCGCGGCTGAATCGTCTGACGTGGTACCGCGGCGACGAGCCTCGGCTTCTGCCGCACGTGGCGACAGCTGATATCCGCTGATCGACATGCTCAGATCCCCGTATATTCGAAGGTGTTGGTGCGCGGGTTCCGCGTCATCAGCTGCACGGCATTGAAGCCCGCCAGCAGCGGATCGATCTTCGCCACGCCCGACATCTGCTTCGTGATCAGGATCGCGCTGCCGCGCGGTTCGACCTTCGCGTTACCGACGCACCAGTTCATGAGCAGCTGGCCGGCATGCTTCATCGTGCCGTCCTTGAGCTTGCGCTCGGTGCCCTTGATCGCGCCGGTGAGGCGAAAGCCCTGCGGTACCGCGACCAGCTGGTCCGCCGTAAAACCACGGCCGGATAGCTCGTCGACCAGGGCGGCGACACCTTGCGGATCTAGCCCGATCGCCGCCTCGTCGGGAAACAGCCCGGCGTCTTTCACCAGCTCGAGGAGATCCGCGACTTCGACCAGGTCCTGCGTCGGATCCTCGCAGCGGATCAGCGTGCCCTCCGCCATGAAGTCGGTGAGCTTGCTGACGATGTCCTTGCGCCGGTTGAACACATCGAGATGCGCCCAGGCCCGGTTCCACATTAGCCAGGTGCGCGGATCCGACTTCAGCCGGCCGAGCAGCGCCAGCCCGAACAGATCGTCAAGCCCGCCGCCATCGATGCCGGCGACAGCGACCTCGACCAGCGCGAGAAACTGCTCGAGCGAACCGTCCCACAATTCGACTGCGGCTTTCGCCTGGGCCCAATAGACCGCGCCGATCCAGGCATCGTGCCGCAGCCCGACGCCGATCTCGACGTTCAGGTGCTTGGCGTAGAAAACCTGCTTCGTGCCGTCCTCGGCGTTCTCGATCTTGCGGAACTGCGCCTCGAGCCACGACTGGCTGACCGATCGGCCGAGGTTCGGGTTGGTGATGTAGAAGTTTGCCGGGTTGAGATGCTCGTCATTGGCGAGCATCTCTTCCGGAAATTCGTACAGGACCGGCAGAAACTCTTTGTCGACGACCTTCCCGTCGCGGACGTCGCGAGCGTAGGCCAGCTTCTCCTTGAAGACGCCCGCGGGTGGCTCGTCGGATTGCGTCGTGAGGTAGAGCGTATAGCCCTCCGGACGCGACACCTGACCGCCGGCCGCCTCGCGCAGCATCGAGTCCGCGTTGGCCTTCTTGCCGAAGAGCCATAGCTCGTCGACGAGCACCCGGCTGGCCTTCTTGCCCGACACCGTCGCCGCATCGGCCGCGACGACCTTCAGCGTCGCCTTGGTGTCGCGGTTGGTGATAAGCCGGACATGCTCCTGGATGTGGAGCAGATCCGCCAGCTCCTCGTCCGCCCGGATCATGTCGCACGCCGGCTTGAAACTGTTGCCCGCCACCTCGATCGTCGGCGCCAGGATCAGGTTCTCGTCCGACGGGCGCCAGCCGCAAATCAATTCGGTCAGCATGATGCCGGCCGCGATCGTCGACTTGGTGTTCTTCTTCGACACCAGCAGCAGGCCCTCGCGGATCAACTGCTCGCCCGTCTCGGCGTTATAGGCCCCGAAGATCGCGGCTGCGAAATCGAGCAGCCATTCGTCCGCGCTCTCGCCGATCGTCCAAGTCTCGTCGGTATCGGGGTTGATACCGAGGTCGGCAATCTTGAGCGCTGTAAAGACCGCCATCTTCGCCTCGGCCGAGGCGGGAAACAGGGGCGTGAACGGGATCAGCGTGCGCCGATCGCGGATCCGTCGCTTCCAGTCGAGGCACGCGGTCGACCAGGTCGGATCAATCAATTGATCGTCCTGGTCGGCGCACCGATCGCACCAAATTTGCGACCGACGGCCGTTGCGCGATCCTGCGCCTGCGCCTTCTTGCCCTTCGTAGGTGCAGCCGTCTCGTTGATGACCTTCAGCGACGCGGCGAGGTTCTTCAGGATCTGCGATCGCGCCGGCAGCGAGACCGCCTTCATCATCGCGTCACGCCGTTGGTCGTTCTCGTCGTTGGCGGTGAGGATCTCGATCGACTCCTCGAGTTCGCCCTGGAAGCTCGTTACCGCGTCCAGCTCGTCAAGCATTCGCGCAGCCAACTGGCGGGCGTTCTCGGCGATCGTGCCGGCGTCGACCGGCTCGCGGACCTCGAGCGGCTCGGCGATCGCCAGCCGCGGCGCCGGAAGCAAAGTGCGCACCGGTTTGCGCATGCGCACCGGCCGTTCCCAGCCTTTTGCCTGCGCGTGCTTACGAATAGCCGCTTCGGAAATCTCATGCCGATCAGCTATTTCCCTGATCGAGTCTTCGCCTTGCAAGTATTCGCTCTGAATACGCGACCACTCTTCATGGGTTTTCCGGGTTGCCATCGAACAGCACCCCCAACCCAAAGTACGCACCCGGAAACGCCCAGGGGGAAATAATCTCCGCATGGGAGCCATAGGGGTCCAGGGGGCCGGACCCCGTCAGGGATCGACCCACCCCCCTGCCCATGCAAAGATCGAGGAGATCGTCCGTCTTGGCCGATCAGGAGCAGGAGCCACATATGCCCACAACAAGCGATGGAGTGATCAAAGCCCTGCACGCCGGCGTCGTGTTCGAATCAGTCGATGCAACGGGCAAGACGAGCGACGGGGTAATCAAGATCGGTAGAGCGATCATAGCAACCGGAGGAACACCACGGTTCGTAAACTGCCAGAGCCTTACCAGCGATGCCTTGATCAAGGTCTACAAAGCTCTTGGGGGCCGGGTTGAACTAGTAGGCGTCTAGCGCAACGCGGCGCGCTCGGCGCGCTGCTTGCGACTATCGTGACACCGCTTGCAGAGCGTCTGCAGGTTGGCCAGCAACCAGAACAGGCGCTCGTCACCGCGATGCGGCTCGCAGTGGTCAGCGACCAGGAGCGACGTGTCGGCCGACGTAAAGCCGCAGCCAGGCCACTGGCAGGTGTAGAGGTCCCGGATGAACACGGTGATGCGCAGGGCACGCCAGCGGGCCGACTTGTACCACTGGTGCCAGGGCTTGAAGAGGCGGCGATCGGCGTCCGCGCTGCGCTCGACGGGGGCCAGGGAGCCCATCGTTGGCTTGAGCCTGGTCAGCGTGCTGCCGATGGCCTTGAGCTTCCCCATGAGGCTTACGCGGACGCCAGGTCGATCGTGACCGGGTGCCAGGGCGCGTCGTGCGCTGGCCGGTCATAGAACCGGACATAGGTGCGCGAGCCGATGACCCGGATCGAGTCCTTGATCGCCTCCATCGCGCGCAGCCAGCGCGCGTCGTCGAAGTCGAGGCGGAGCAGGCGGAACAGTTCGGCCCGGTTGATCTGGCCTTCCTTGTCGACCTGGAAGACGCCGTTGACGATCGCCTGCAGCTCGACCGGCGAGCCGCCTGCCCAGCCCATGAGGCACTCATCGATCAGGACCTTGGCGGCCTGAAGCTCGGGCCCGAACTCGAGAAGGTCGGCGACCTGCACCTGAGCCCGCTCGCGCCCGTCGAAGGTGAGCAGCGTGATGTTGCCCTTCTTCCCGCCGACGGTCGTGCCGTATTCCTGCGCTAGCAGCGCCTGGAAAGAGCCGACCCGTTCGAACGTCCGGACCTTGAACGCGGCGATGAGGGCGGACAGTTCGCGCGCATCGGTGAGGATCTCCCGCACCGTCTCGTCCATGAGCAGGTCGACCGGCTTGACCGCGGCGAGCGGGACCAGGCTGCCTTTGGCGTCCCGGAGGTACGGGTTGCCGTCGACGTCGATCGCGGCGGGGTGCGGCTTGGTGGTCATGCCGGCGTCCCCTGGGGCGCGGCGATGGCGACGATCGTCTCGACCGGCAGGAACTTCAGGATCTCGCGCATCAGGCTGACCGGCACGCCGATCAGTGCGGTGTCCGGATGACCGGCATCGACGGCACGCCGAATAGCCTCACGCGGGATAGCCATTACCAGCCTGCCTTCGTGCCGTCGGCACTGAGATAGAGGGGCGGACGGGCAGCGCGACCGGCGTTGCCCCGGAACGGCTCGAGAATGTCGCGGGAGATCCCCTGCGCCAGCTCCTCGAGCTCGTTGTATTGGTCGGCGGAATCAATGCCCAGCCGCGCTCGTTGGGTCAGCTCATCGAACCGCGGTGTAATGCGTTCGAGCTGATCGGCCAGTTTCGAGTTCGGCTGGGCAGGCCGTGCACCGGATCGGGGACCATCGTGACGCATGCCAGATCTCCCTTCACGTCTGACGCATGCTCAAGGGGGGGGCGAGCGGCGCCATGCGGATACAACTGTGGCGGGGTCAATTTGAGAGTTACGTGACCGTTTTGGCAGGTGCCCTTGTGGGAAGTTCCCCAAAGGTAACCCCTAGCAGCGCTTCCAGCTGTTCAGGGCAGACACCAGGATCGAGCGCGCCCGTCGGTTGGACATCCGCCAGTCTCGCGCGGTTGTCGTCAGCGCCATGTCGTCGACGATGATCGCGAGCAGCATCGCACCGTGCGGAGCGACTGCCTCACGCCAGCGAGCGTATGCGCGCTCCCGAATCACGGCAGCGATCGGTGCGTGTGAAGCGCTGTGCGGACCGCCGCCAGAGCTGCGCGGCTCCAAGTTCGCAGTGCGAACCGCAACCTCGGCCGTGATCGAATGGTACGCTTCCGCGATCTGATCTGCTGCGGCGAACTGGTGCGCGTCGATCGCGCCGGTTGCGACGAGGCGGGCGAGCGATCCCTCGCGCCGCGCTTGCGCAGCAGCGTGTTCGTGCGTCTCCGCCGTGCCGTTCTTCTTGTGAGACCAGCGCTCGCGCAGCTGCATGCGCTCCTCGATGCCGTCCTCGAGCACGACGATCGCTGGCGCCTTGCCCTTCTTCAGCCGGTTGGCGCCCTTAGGTTTGGGGCGCGGCTCACCAAGGACCAGGTGCGCGACGCGCTGCCCTTCCCGCTCGAGTGAATGAGCAAGCGCGAACGATGCGTCAGTAGGTTGGTGTGGCATGGAGATCCCCGGCGTCGACGTCAGGGACATGCTCGAGGATTGCCACAAGCGGGAGATGACCTTGTGGTAACGGCAGCACGCGATCGCCCCGCCTGAAATCGTCGTTCACGACGACGCCCATGCTGCGCATCCGGTCGAGCAGCTGGCGCTCGAGCAACCCGGGCACGGTGATCGCGCGCTGCGCGCCGGCCGCGCGCTCGATCATCTTCTCGAACGCCAACTTCTTCACCAACGCCTTCGCCCTGGTGTCGCTCACGCCGAGGGCAAGCGCAATCTCGCCCATTGCTGGACTACGGCCGTGCTCCAGGATGTATTCGGAAATGTAGTCCAGCGCTTGCTGTTTGCGGCTAGTCTTGGCCGGTAGCACCTCTGAATATGCGCCCATCTATCCCCCGCGTTCCCCTCGGAGAACATAGAGAGAATCAAAGAAAAGTACTAGCGGAGAGGTGCTGGTTTGCGGACTACTTCGGCAATTCGGCGTCAACCCAGGCAAGGAAGTCGGCAGGCGGTGACGTTAAAGGCTGGACGGTGAATACGCCCCTAACGACATAAGAAACGCTCGTTGCTGAGACGGACATGATCTTCCGATCCGGACCGAGCCGCCCTCTGTACCACCCGCCGGCTTTCAATCGCGGTGGATTACATGCGGCCATGCGTTGAGACCATCCGGTGGAGCGAGATTGTTGTACCGTTTCAGCGGGAGCAGAGCTGAATATAGCTTAGCCCAATTGTTTTGAAGAAGCAGAAGCAATTCTCGGTTACGGGTCTCGTGCTGCATCCGCAACGAGTGCCAATCGTCCGTGCCGCCAAAGACTTCCTGCCACGCAGCATGCGCTTGGCTCACGCCATCGAAGATAGCGAAGAAAAGTTCTTTGTGCGCTGACTCTGTGAAATGAGTACCAATAATAGTCATAAGCTGACCAGTTACGCAGTGCATGCGGAAAGTAGCAGGAGGGTGCGACCTTTCGAGGATAACCTCGAATGGATCATCATCTGATGAGTCTGCGAATATCTGACAGCAGGTATAGATTGCAAACGATACAGCCTTGATAAGATTTTGTATCTTTCCAAAGTATTGCCAACCTGGACGTGGCGCTTGCGCCATCGCATGCGGCATCGTGTAGATAAGCTCCATCACGCCCTGCATACCGCCGCAATCCGCATCGAACTCCAAGGTTTGAAGGTCGAGCCCACTTAGGTTTGGAGTTGATGCGATCCTTAGCTCGTCGATAGGTTGGGCACCGAACCTCGCCTGAATCCAATCGACATGGCCATGGCGCACGTGAGTTGCTTCGTGTTCAAAAATGAACCGCTCTGCGAAAGTTGCCAAGAATTGCATGACGTCGATCTCAGGGCCGTCGTTCGGGAGTTGAGAACCCGAGAAGCCAAGCGGGCCCCTAACCGCTGCTTCCTTGCTCCATTTCACACTCGATCTTGCTTCAGGTGTTCCGACATCAGGGAAAGCGTGTTGCGTTGCCAGTAGCGCTTCGAAAATTGGCAGCAAGCGGAGTGGGACACCGGCGTTTATTCCGATGAGATCGACCCCGTCGACTTTGCCGGCAACCGCGTTGAAGGAGAGGTCTACGAGTATCCCAACTTCTAGCTGCATGGGACTGCCCGCGGCCTTTGCCTCTTGGCAGATTTTAGAACCTCGGTGCTTAAGGTCTCTAAGCGTCATTCCGATCGGACCGTCGGTAATGTCGGAAGGGCGAACACTGCCGCCAAACGAAGCCGCTAGCGCTTCGAACGCTGCTGCTCTTCTCGCACGGTTACCAGACATGGCGCGAATTATCCCTTCCTAGAATGACAGTTCAAGATGCTTGCGGCGGATACGCCCTCCGCCGCATGGATTGGACGCCGTACAAATTAGGCGCGAGCTCGGGCTGCCATTGCGGCGAGTATCCCTTTCAACGCTCCCACTTCCGTGAAAGGAAGCGGTTCAGAGATAGTCACCGGTGCTGGGTCCAAACAATCAACCCTCCAATCTTGGAACCGACTTGGCAGCCCTCGCCGATCGGATACAACGAAAAAACCTACACCTGCCACGGTGAGCATCCATCCAGCCCTGTCGGCAAAGCGGACCCTATAGGGGTGTAGATTGAAGTCGATAGCTCCGCGTCCCGGGGTGACGAAGTTGGTCCTTTGAACGACAATTGCCCAGTCGGGTGATGCACCGCCGTCGAAGAGGTGATTACGAATTACCTGTTCATATGGCCCAAGCGATAGAGTTCCCTCGGTCCCACTGTGCACCTCCCTCCAAATCGTCAGCAAGGCAAATGATCGTAGTAAGTCAGGCCTTGGATTCGCTATCGCAAGAGCCGACGTGCTGGTTCGATCCACCCACCCATCCGTAACGCGACGCACGAATTCGATCGCGTACTTGTCAATTGGAGCAGTAAGATTCTCGTGTGTAGAACACAGCATAGTGCTGGAAAAAAACCCACTCTGACTCGTGCGCGGCACCTTCTCAAAACGTGAGCCCGTGACCACGTGCTTCGCTCCATCTCTTACGTCATGCGCGAAAGCTCGTGGAATTATATGGCTTCTTACCGTCTCACCATCGCCGCAAAGTATACAGCCCATACGACTCCGTAGATATCAGTCAGTTATGCTAAAAAGAGATGTTCACGACTTAGGTCAAACCCTGAATACTTAGTAGTCCTGCCCGGGTGGAACCGGCGCTTCGCGGTCGACCCGATAGCCGTTCGCATCCAAGATTAGGACCGGCGGATCGGCAGTGAGATCGAAAACCGGCGGATCCTCCGTGGTTATCGTGAAAGTGATAATCGAACCTGGAAAATAGCCAGACTCATAACCTTGCATCACGAGAGAAACCTCCGACCCGATCGGCGGCGCGAAATCTAAATTACCGTCCCAAATGATACTGCCACTGACATGGACTCGCGTTTTCATAAATTCTCCTAAGTATCGAGACACCTTCAGCCGCGCCCGGCTCGATCTCTCGAGCGGTATTCGGAATTGGCCGCCAGAGCGGTCGATCAGAAAATATCGATGTACGTGTTCGTAGGGTTAGGCCAATTGTCTTTTAGGACCTTCTCGACCCTTGCGACAATGCGACTGTCGGCTGCCGCCTCTACACCGGTCCATCCATTGCCAGCGCTAAATGTTTCCATTCGGAACGCTAACCCGCTGATATTTTGGTTGCCGACATCATCGGACAATTCGGCTATACCCGTTGTTGAGACACGTATTTGTCGATTCCGGGTGTTGTCCTTGGAACCGAGAAGTTGAGCAACGTCGTTTGTCGTAAATGGCGTTTTCAGGTCAATCTGCATGTCATCGCTCCTTTCAATATCTACTAGACGCGGATAGTCTCTACGCTGCGGTCACGAAATTAGTCAGCGGATGCCGCCTCTTGCGATCCTCCCTCGGAAGCCGTTGATCATCCGGTTGCACTGCGCCAGGTTAAACTGTCGATCCGTGTCATCGAGACCTATATCGAATGACTTCAGGTAATAGTCTCGGGTGCGTGCATCGTCCGATCTACCGAACTCGGCGAAAAGCGCATCGGAGCGTGCTTTGCCGATGACCGCGCGACACGTCCCAGCGACCATCATCAAATCGCCCCGCGCTTGAATTACTGGTGTCTGCCAGCTTGCAAGACCGCCGTCTTCCAACATGCTATCCGCAAACTTTGTTGCAGCGACCTGGAGATCGAAACCAGCTGGCTTCTGGATCGAAGCGGAGAAGAGCGGATCGCTAGTCGCCTCGACACAAGTACGCCCATAGCCAAGCAAAATGGTACTAAGCTTCCGCAACTGCGCGGCGCTCTTTGCATTCGCCTCCTCGGTGTCTAGGTCCTGAGCGAACAGCTTGCCCTGCCGATCGGCAGAGGCAGCCGCGAGCTGCTCAAGCCGGCCTGACGGCACGCCCCATTTGGCCGTCTCAGCCTTAAACCCTGCCGCAACTTTCGCCGGTAGATCCGAATCGACAGCCATCCCAAGGCCGCGGCATAGAGGCGCCGTGACGATCAAGCGAGAGACGCGATCGATCCGATCCTGTTGCTGCTGCGTCTGCGCATGCAGCGGTTGAGTGGATAAACAGATCGCGACCGTTGCCGAGCCGAACCAAGCTGCCGAAGGATGCATTGCTTTCCTTTTCGGTGCGGTTGCGGCGGATAACCCCTCCGCCGCAGCCTTCTGAAACATGCGGAAATCGGCCATTTCTGAGGCTTCCACTTCGCAATGTACCCCGGCGATACCCCGACGCTACGAGACGACCAGGACGAACAAGAACACGGCACCGATCACCGCCACCAACACGCCAGCGACCATGAATGTCGCGCGATTGAGATCGCGATCGCGCTCTGACAACTCGGCCGGTGTCAGCTCGCGTTGAACCGCTACCGTTTCGGACACTTCATCGACTGCAGACGCGGTATCGCCTTGTCCGGCTAGAGCTGGGTGTACCCTGGTGCCAATGGTATCGATGCCAACGCCCGCCGCGGTTAGGACAACGCCCGAGACTGCGATCGCAAGCCCAGTCACGAAGACCATCATCTGACGCTGAAGCATCCCCAAGTTGTAGATCTGACTGACGGTGGTGCCGCCATAGAGACCGGCGGGAGTTTCAGTCGATACAGATGTCGTGATGAACACCGCGCCGAACGTGATGATCACGCCCACCACAACGAGTAAAATACCCAACCCCTTCAATACCGCCCCCTATCCGTTGTCATTTTCGACCAATCGCTCGCAAAGCGCCATCTTCTCAACCGGATTAACGTCGATCAGACCGATACCTCCCAAGCCGTAGCCGGCACGGGAGCCTGAATACCTATGATTGAACCGATTTTCCGAAGTACGCCGGGGTGCAGCGAAGGCTGTATCCCATGCGAGATCATGTGCGCTGTCATCGCTGGCGTTCGTGATCAGGCGTGGCAAGAACTGGAGCGCGTTCTGTTGGCGCTGGAGCCGACGGGACCGTGCCGGGGAGCAAATCTCGCAGCTGCGACAGCGCGCTGGGTAGACGCTTCGCGAGAAGCAAAGCTTGCTCGTCCATCGTCTTGGCATTCTTCGACGTCTTCAGCAGCCCCAAGAACATTCGCGCCAGCGCGGCCTCGCTAGGCATCGCGACTGCCATCATGACATGCTGAATGACTGGCTCGGGCGTGGGGGGATGCGCGTTCACGTCCGGATCGTCGGTCTCACCGACGAGATATTCCACCGTAGTTTCAAGCGCTCGAGCGATTTGAACGAGATACGGCGACCACCTGTACGGCTTCCGGATCAAGCCACTCAGAGTTGATTGGCCCACGCCGGCGCGAACTGCCAACGCTGTTTGCGTCTTTATACCTATCGCCTTCCTGCGAAGTTCAATGCGGTCACCGATTGTCATCTCGATGAGCCTAACGGCGCGCTGTTAGAAAAACACAGGCGCATGCTGTTGACATCATTAACGGCATACTGTTAGTTCGGCCAATGGCGCTAGAACACGAATCAGACTCGGCCCTTGCAAGGGCGGTTCGCGTAGCTGGCTCACAGTCGGCGTTCGGCAGATTGGTCAAGAAGCGCCAGTCGACAGTGCGCGAGTGGCTCTTGGCAGATCGCCTGCCCGGCGAGTATGTTCTTGCCATCGAACTGGCGACCAAGATCCCGAAGGAAGAGCTTCGTCCCGATCTGTATGTGCCAGTCGCTGCCGCCCCGAGCATGGGCTCCGGCAGTTGAGCAAGCGTCAATCAACAGTTTCTCTCGGCCGTCACCCTGACGGCGAGCGTCGACGGCAGCTATTGTCTCCCTGGCTGTCGTCGACGTCCACCTCATCCTCCATCTTTTGCCGAGCGAAACTTACAAGCGCACCGGGAATAGCAGTTGATGTTTCCCGTCATGGCTGATGCCCAGCTCTCGGTCGACGATCGCCGTCTCGCTGAAGCCACGAAGCGAGCCGTCAAGGCCGCTGGCGGCGGCAAGGTCTGCGAGGCGGAAACCGGCCTCTCTGACACCCGGTTCTCTTGCTACTGCTCGAAGTTCGATCGTGCGAGCATATCGATCAGCAACGCTATCCGGATCGATAGCATCGGCGCCAGTGAAGCGGGACATCCGCACATCCTGAACACGATGGCGAGCATTCTCGGTGCCGTCGTGATCATGCTCCCCGATCATGACGGCGCGGAGCCCTGCCTTCGGACTGGCGTCATGGCGCTCAGCGTCGAGGTTGGCGACGTCTCGCGCGCTGTCTCCGACGCTCTCGCTGGAACCGGCGAGGAGGGTAGCAAGGTCACGCCGCGCGAAGCTGATGCCGCTCTCGAGCACGTTCAACACCTCGAAAGAGCGACGGCGAAGCTTCGGTACCAGCTCGAGCGCATCGCAGCTCCGCCGGAAGCGCCGCCCTAAGCCAATCGCAAGCGCCGGCTGACGCCTCAGCCACCTCGACACTGCCGCCACCCCGCCCCGCCCGCTGATCATCGTGATCATCGGGGCGGGAAACTGCTGCCTGGACACTTTGCCATGCCCGAACGACGCGAAGCCCTCACGAACCTTTCCAGCTCCCTGCAGCAGGCCGTGCCCGCCCTGCAGGCGCTCACTCAGCCTGGCGACGAACATTTGCCGTTCGCCATGCGGCATCTGCTCGACGCGATCGATCGGGTTGATGTCGAAGCGACCGGCGACCTCGATCGGAGGGCTCGGTCATGACGCTGACCCCAGGCCAGTACCTGAAGAAGCGCCGTGAGGCGGCAGGTCTTTCGATCGACGACGTCGCAGAACGCATCGCGACGACGCCACGATGGGCCCAGCACCTCCGCCGCGGTTGGCTCGAGCAGATCGAGAGCGACCAGATGCCGGCGACGTTCCGGACGATCGTCGTCCTTCACCAGGTCATGCAGTTCGACCTCGGCGTATTGGTGGCGCTCACGGCCGACGGTTGCGAGGCACCTCGCCTGTGCGTCGTTTGCGCCTGCAGTGAGGACGACCCTTGCGTCGGTCATTCCGAGCCGTGCGGATGGGTCGACGTCGAACTCTGCAGCGCGTGCTTCGCGCACGAACCGGCTGATCGCATCGCCATCATCCGGTCTGCAGCAGCTGCACGCGAGGCCGCGGCATGAGCGGCCTGCGCACCGTCCACGCGATCGCCGTCATTCTGAGCGGCGCGGCGCTCGGCCTGGTCCTGTTCGGATCGGTTCGCCGCGGGATCGCTGTGCTGGCGATCGTCACCATCCTGCTGGCGTGGAGCCTCGAAGTGCTTCGCGTGGCCATTCAATCCCGTCCGGAGAACAGGCCATGATGCAGAAGCTCAAGTTCGAACCGACGTTCCGCTCAAGTGATCAGCGCCTGCGCTACGCCGAGATCCATGACCATGATTGCGACTGCGCCACCTGCGCACCGTACGTCCCCAGCGATCCCGATCGGCTAACCGCCGTTCATATGGGCAAGCTCGCCTGCCTCGGCGTACTCGTCGGATCTGCGATCATGTTCGTGATCGATCCGGCCGGCGCCAGCGCCGCGCTGCTTGCTACAGTCGGCATCGGCCTGTGACGTGGCTCGCGCGCCCGCCCGAGCGGCTTCAGCCGCACAATGCGTATTCAGCCACGGCGATCGCGTCGTCTTTCTCGGTCAGGGCCAACGCCGCGGCCAGCACGGGGATGCGCTGTCACCCCGTCGCGAGTTCGCTGGCGTTCGGTTCGATGACGGTGAGCGTATCCTTTGCCTCACAGCGGCTCTCCATCCGATACCGCGCCGACCGCCCCCTATGTTCTGATGCGACCGACACCCCGCCGCGACGCTTCGAAGCGCAGGCAACGAACTGTGCCGCAAAAGCGGCACAGCGCGGGTTCCCTATCGGAATGGGCCGGATGATGGGTTTGGAGACCGCGGCGACCTTGATGGGCGGAAAGGTCCAGCTCGCTGAGGAACTGGCCATACAGCCCCGTCCGCTGCGTGCCAAGCTCTCGGCCGATCGCGGCGTGTCCAATGTTGATTTGATGCTCGCGGCCGGTGCCTTGGAGGCGCGCGCCGCGAGGATGATCGAGCACGCAAGCAAGCTCCGGATCGAGGCCGCTGCCGGCATTGCTCCCCATGCTTCCAAGCCCTGCGAAAGGTGA